TTATGAGGCTAGCAACCGTTTTCATCGGCATCTGTACAGCTGCTGACTCCGATATGTTAAGTGGTTTATTTGCCATTTTTCTTTTGTCTTTTTGGTGTAAATAATTTTTCAATCCACGAAACTAAATCGTCAAGTTTAGCAAAGCATTTATATATAAAATTGTCTATCATTGTTTTGGTTTTGGTAGTGGGAGTATATAATCTTTTGGAGGAATTTTCAATTTGCTTTTAGAAGGCCCTATAAGCTTATCATTCATTAATTTGACGTCAGGGTTCTCTTTTTTATACTCATCTTTCATGTCATCCCATAAACTTTTTGAATCCACTGGTCTAGTGTTATCTCTTGCAGGAGTTACACCTCTACATTTAGATACAAGTAAAGCAAAGTTTTCATTGTGTGCAAGACTAGGATTACTATTAACTCTACCACACATTTTCATCAGCTCTAGTTGTTGTTTGATTGCTACATTTTCTTTTGAAGTCTTACAGTCTGTACCTAAATATTTTCTGTAAGTTATACTAAAATTTTGTGAGTCATTATCATAATCACTTGAGTTGTATGTATGATAATCTTGTGTGTTATTTCTATCTTCAACTCTAAATTCCATTTCACCACATCGCACACCATATTCATTAAGATATTCGTTTTTAGGATATGCAGGTTCTACAAACAGAGCCAAGATTGTTAGAGCTAGAATAATTAATCCTGTAAAATAATAATTCATCCTGGCTATCTCCATAATTCATTACCTATTTAAATCCTTAATATCATAGTCGTGTTCTCTGACTTGATCTGCTAGTTGTCTGTATAAATTTTCTGCCATCTGCCACGTAGATTCTGCAGAAGTTAGTCTTGTGTTTTGATCTACAATTTTATCTTCAGCAACTTTTAAATCTCTTTTAAGATCTACAATTTCTTGCTGATTAGTGTTGATAGTATCTGTAAGATTAACAATATAACGAACGCCAGTGAATGTTCCGACCAGCACTGAAGCTACTACGGGTACTAATACAAAATTCTTTTTTAAAAGATCTGCTAAATTCATAAGGCATTTTTATTTTTTAGAAGTATAATATATTATTTGTCTTCTATTTTGTAGAACATTTTATCAGTATCCTCTGTAACCCAGCCTTTATTCTCGACATTCCATTCTGTAGTTTGGACCTTATAGTCAGGTATGTCGTCTCGAGTGGTAAAATTACTAATATTCCAAAGGATCCTATTGTTAGGCTGAATAGCATAATTGCCATTATCAAGAGCCAACACATGTCCACACTTATGCTCGTGAGGAATCTCACTGTGTTCAGTATCCAGAATATTACTTTCAGGATGACACCAATCAATTGTGAAGAGATACTCTCCAAAATGTTCTTTTTTATCTTTTCCGAAATATTTGCCGCGTTGTGATGTTAGATAATTAAACATATGCACACTAGGATAATAGCTGAAGCTATTCCACAGTTGAAGCTCGTCAACCTGCATATCTCGCACTTGCTCTCTATCAAGATGTTTTTGGAAAAACGCTGCGATAGGCAACCTAAAAAAGACCGCACCATTTGGTAACATAATGTTAAATAATGTAGCGGCACCTGCCATACTAGTAAGGCCAAAGATAACGCATTCGTCACTTTCTCCCTGATGTTTTTTAAAGTCATAAAGATACTCCTTCCGTACTTTACAATAAATGGGTGGTATGTCTGCATTCAATAAAGCCATTACTTAATATCGCCCCAATTATCTCCTTGTTCATAATCCACTTTGTTTGGAACTTTTAACTCTACTGCACTCTCCATTATTTCTATTATTTGTTCAGCTTTTTCTGGAGATTCAACAGAGATATCCACTTCATCGTGAATTTGTATATGTGGTATTATACCATTTTCATATAAAGCTACCATACTTTTTTTAGTCATATCTGCAGCACTTCCTTGTATTAATTTGTTTAATGCTTTGTACGTAAACGCACGTTTTAAAGGCTCATCATATTCTTTTCTTGCCATCTCTAATGGTAATGGTTTGAATACACCAAATTGCACCGGCTGCCAAAGATCGAAATGACACGCACGGCCTAATAGCGTTCTTATTTTACCCCTATCGTTTGCTTTACGAGATACATTGTCCATAAGTTGTTTAACAAATGGAGCTTTTGTGTGATATTGTTTTATTAATTTTTCTGCAGAGTCTTTCATTAGACCCAATTCGGCCATCAATTTATTTTTACCCATACCATACATCAAACCAAGATTAATTGTTTTGGCTTGTTTACGTTCAATGCCTGCCATGTCTGCAACAACCTGGTGGAAGTCCGCATCACCCTGATTGTATGCTTCTACAATTTCATCAACACCTTCTAAATTTTGTAACTTTGCGTAGTGTACTAAAATTCTTGGCTCTTGTTGTGAATAGTCAAATGATCCCCATGTAGTTTTTTCTTCTGGAATAAATATAGATCTAATCATTGGACCCAGTTCAGGATGTCTTGCAGGAATCTGTTGTAGGTTTGGATTACTCATTGAGAATCTACCAGTTACAGTTCCACCTTGATCTGATCTAATTTGATTTATGTCTGCATGTATTCTACCATTGTGTGCATGCTTTGTAATTGAATCTATAAATGTAGTGTGAGCTTTATTTATCTCTCTTGCATCTGCAATTAGTTTTGGTAGTTCGTGTGGATGATTTTGTAAAAAGTTTTTTGTAAAACTTGGCTCATTACTTTTTTCTGTTCTATCATATGGAAGTTTTAATTTATCAAAAGCTTTTGCTATACTTCGTGCTGCATGTATTTCTACGTCAATTCCTGTTAAACCCTTGATTTTACTGACAATTTTAGCCTCTCGATCCATAAGATTTTTTTTAATATTGTCCGCTTTTTCAAGATCAACTCTTACACCTTTGAATCTCATGTCAACTAAACATGGAAACAATTTTGTCTCCAGGTTAAACACGTCCATCAATTCTTGATTTAATAATTCCACTTTTAATCTTTGCCAAAGTTTTAGTGTAGACTCCGCATCACGTTCCGCGTACTGTCCAACAAAAAGCGCAGGCAATCTCCACATATCTTTTTTAGGATCAAGACCATAATCTTTAGCAGCTTCAATTAAAATTTTTTCGTCCTTACCAATTCCTACATAATGTTTAGAAAGTATATCTAGTCTGTAAGATAATCTGTTTTCATCAATAAGACTGGCTGCAATCATTGTGTCAACAATGTGGCCATTTATTGTCATACCTTCTCGACGTAACCAACACACATCATACATTGCATTGTGAAATATAAATGTGGTATCAGTTTGATTAAGTATATCTTGTAACCAAGAGTAAACTAATTTCTTATCCATGTTACCACCACCTTCATGTGCAACAGGGTAGTAACCTTTCCAACCATCAACAGCTACAGCTACGCCAACTATGTGGCCATCGCCTGCAACGTTAGCAGAACCAAGACTTAATAAATTTGGATCATTTGTTTCTAGGTCAATTGCTATTTCTTTATAACCTTTTAAATCTTTTAAACTGTCTGGCATTACCCATTCCGTTTCAGGAGTAAACAAAGGAATTTGAGTATTTCTCATGAGTAATCCCTTTCAATAATCATCTCTAAATAGTGTATAGCTTTTCTCACGTCCTCTTCCTTTCCCTTCGATTGATGTCTACAGATATATTTTATAGCGTTGCCTTCTGCAAATAGCAACTTGTTTTCGTTAATAAACTCTGCAGGTTGAATTTTCATGGAACGGTAGTGTTTCCCACCGACCTGCTTATCTAAAGAATCATATTCTGCTTTCTTAAATATTTCTTTGTTGGTCATTTTTTTCCTCCTTCAATAACTTCTAATCCAAGAGGAGGTCTCCAACCATCTAATACATCTTGAACATAGGCTTTATAAGATAAAAATTCTCCTTCTGTCATTCTTGATTTTGATTCAGTAATTATATCCATGGTCAATAAACAAGGAATTTGAGTTTTGTCTACTGCAAATAAAGAAAAGTATTTTTCCATTATTTTTACTTGTGCCTCATATTTATCTAGAAAAAAATTACGACAATCCATAAATGCATTTTGTATTATTTCTCTCTCTTCTCTAGTATTTTTTTTATGTTGTTTTGGTATTTTCATAATATATAAGCCCGATCAAAGTTTTTTGGATCCAAAACATGCAATTCACGCTTCGCTCTCGTCGCTCCAGTATAAAATAATCTATGTAATTCATCTGGGTCGTGACTAAACGTTTCTAGTGCTGCATTAGTTAAGTCCTGCATAAGCAAAACTTTATCGGCTTCTCCTCCTTTCGCTCCGTGTATAGTTGACATTGTTATACGAGGATTTTTATTTATTTGCTCTCCATTCGCCCTCATATTACGAATATAGTTTTCTGTGAGAGTATCTAAACCTTCAAAAGATTCGTACCAAACCTTATCAGTTATTAGTCCGTGTTTCTCTTGACAGTCTTGTAATGTATATTTTTCATCAGCGTGTAATGTTTTACCTTTTCTAAATCCTTCTAATACATTTGATCCAAGATATTCATAAATATTTTTTATTTCTAAATGATTTAAGGTGCCTTCTTTACGCCATGATTCCCAATTGTTTAATGCTAATAATAATTTAAGAGATATAGAATTTCTTCCTTTGTATTGATAATACCATCCTTGCAGTTCACATAAATCTTTTACATCATCTAAAAAATAATTAGCTGAAGATAGTACTAACCAATTACCTTGAGACATATCTACTTGTGTAATATCAGAATATCTTTTTAAAATTCCCTCATCATCTCTTGGTCTATATTGTTTATCAAATCTATTTTGTACCTTACTAATTATATGTTGAGATAGTTCGTGTATTGGTCCACCTGGTATTCTATATGATTGTTCTAATGTTTTGATATCATCTACTTCTTCTTTTAAAGCTATGAAGTGATCTACATCTGCACCTGCCCATTTAAATATTGCTTGGTCATCATCTCCTGCAATGTAAGTTTTGTTAGCGTTTGTCCAAAGTTTTCTAACCATATCCCATTGTATTAAAGATAAGTCCTGCGCTTCATCTATAAACAATACTTCAAATTTAGGATTAATATCCTTCTGTATAAAATTTTCTAATAAGTCATTAAAGTCTTTCAAACCTTTTTCTTTTTTAAATCTTTTAAGTTCTTCTGCTAATAAAAATAATGTGCTTCTTTCTATATCTAATATGTTTTGTCGTGAATCATAATACTCCAATAGATCCATACGTTTAACTGCAGCTGTATTTATTATTGTAAGATATTCATTATCAGAATTAAAGGTACCATCATCTGCAGAATAAGAAGCAGTCTTAATTGGTATGCCACATTTTTGCCCAAATTCTTTATAGTCTTCGGGTTTCATCATCTTCTCTTTAGTCATTCCTAATTCTCTAAATGCATAGGAGTGTAGAGTTCTGAAATTATCTAGATCATTGTCTATATCTAAAGCAAATTTATCTGCAGCTCTGTTCGCCGCTTCAGTGGCTGCTTTCCTTGTAAAAGAAAAGTAACCTATTTGTTTAGGTCTAACTCCTTGTTGAATAAATTCATCCACTAAATTTAACAACGTTGTTGTTTTTCCTGTTCCTGGTGGTCCTAATATTATTGTCTTCATATTTTTTTAGTTTCCTTTCTGATATTCTTAATTTTGTTTGTGTAATTTCTAATTCATCTTTTAATACTTGTATTTCTTTTCTCATTCGAAGGTGCCAATTAATACCCACGTCTTTAGAATATTTCATAGAACCATCCATATCCAAAATGCGGTAAATACCACAAGAGAAATTAAATCCATTTTTGCTACCATTAAAACAATCCTTTTATTAGTCCTATGTTAAATATTTCTTCTTTAGTTCTTACTCTAGCACCTTTAGAATTTTCAGATCTTGTTACAAATCTTAAATTTTTAAGTCTATAGTTCCAAGGTTTTCCATCAATATGATCTACTACAGTTATATCATAATCATATGGGTCTAAATGATCTGGATCTAGAAAAGCTCTAGCTGCTAATTTGTGAATACAAATACTTACACTTTTTAAACTATTGTTATTTTTTCTTTTATCTAATGATTGTAACATTACATATGGATATTCTATGGTATCTCTAATAACTACATGTTGAACTTTACTCGTTCCTTTACCTTTGTAATTTGTATTAATAATATATGGAAAATCTCCTGTATTTAATCTCTCATGGAATACAGCAAAAGGATGTAATCCTCCTGTAGGTTTCATAAAATATCTATTAGGAATTATATTATGATTAGGAATAATACTAGCAACATCTACGGTATTATAATCAACTCCTACTTTTAATTTACTAGGTTCTTTAAATAAATTTAATTGATCTTTTTTCATTAAAAATTATCCTGTTGGTAAGCAATTTTAGATAGGGTTGCATCTATTTTTTTCATAGTTTTTATTTTAATTAGTCTTGGTTGTTGTTTTTTAATTGTCATTCTAATTTCTTCTACAAATATATTTTCTAATCTTTTAATTAAATTTCCTGTTTTAATTTTATCCATATCCCAATGATTCTTTTTACAAAAATTATAGAAGTCTTCCATTCTAAAATAAGTAAATTCTCTTTGTTCATCTGTAAATGGTAACTTATTAAAAATATCATCCATAGTTCTTGCAGCTTGTCTATTGGTAGTCCAATCTTGAAGTAATCCTGTAAGTTCGTTTGTAGGATCCAATGATTCCAAAGGTTCTATCTCTTGAATATTAGTCATCATTGGTTTTAAAAAATGTTGTTTCCAATCTTTAGGTTTAGGTACCGGTATAATAGAGTTAGCTTGATCTAGGCAAGCTAATGCAAACATACCTGGATTGTAAAGTTGTTCTGATTTTAATTCTATTCTCTTATCTCCTACGTTTAAAAACCATTGTGGAGGATTAGAAGTATATTTTGTAAGGTTTGCTAATATAGGCATTTCTTCTTCACCAAATCCTACACCAAATCTTTTTGTTCTACATAAACCAGATTGACAAACAGAGTTGATAGGTGCATCTTTACATCTATACTTGTCATAACCTTTTCTGTTTACTGATTTAATTAATTGTTTAACCTCACTATTGCTTAATGCAGGTTCCATATATTTCATATTGGCTTTTACTATTTCATCTTCCCAACTATCAGGATGTGATTGTTTATAATAAACAGCAATATTAAATAATGCATTATTCCTTGAGCCCTCCCCAAAACCTATTGATGCCAATTTGTTTAAACAAGGAGGACCACTTGGAAATGCTTCATCTACTTTTTTTTCTTCCGTTTTAATTTTTTCAACGGTCTCTTTACTGCAGCTGTAAACATCATAGAGCTGAAAAAATTCCTCAAGTGTACAAGAGGAGCCATTATCGTTGATAGCATATCGTAATCCTTTCGTTTCATTGTGGTAAGGTAAGTTTAAGAAATTACCAGTGTCACCACGTTCCACTAATATTTCTGTTTGTTTAGGAAATATTTCTGAACCTTCGTATCCTAAAACTTTT